ACTTCATCGGTGTCATCACGTACCCGAACTACGTCGCCACGAACTGTATCTTGGCGATAAGTTTCAACAACCGGCAATTCCGCTGCATCCCGCGTCCAGATAATTGTTCGAGCCGCACTTGGGGTATTAAGGCTTTCACCTTCACCGGCCAGCACCGCCAGATACATAATACCAGCAGTCCAAATCTGAGAATTACTCTCGGCAACGCCTTCTTCCGTCGAGTCATAAACGCTGGACGCCACCAGCACTTCTCTAATCCCCAGCATAGCGGCAACCTGCTGCGCATCTATTTCCGCAGGCAGAATACCCGTGAAGGTATATTGCACCTTATTGATTAGCTGAGTAGTGAGTAGCATTTCCCTGAAGTCGGCACGCGGGATAATTAACGAAATATCTACCGCCGCGCATCCACACTTGTCCTGTAAGGTATCCACGCCGGTCAATAGATCGGTAATTGGCGTGGCGCTTGCTACCGTTGACCAAGCCGTTGCCACATTAGTATTTGAAAAACCGCCGCCGGAATACAACGTCGATACCCGCCGTTCGTGCGCCATCAATAACTGAAATTCCAGCATTTCAGTCGCGGCAACTTCAGAATTGAACAGGTCGGCATAAAGATTAGCATCCCGGTCATCGATCACATGCTCTAAACCGTGTTCTAGGCAATCGTAAGTCGCCCGCCCGAACTTGCCGACAACCCGGTTGTAAGAACCATCGGCTGCCCGGTCAGTAGAGGCCGGTTTCTTGAAATTCTCCCGGTTCATAACCGGATAAGCGCCTTGGGCTTTCGGTACACCAAATAACGGTGCGGCCCGCCGCCCGATGAAACGGCCAATCGCTTTTTTGGCCGCATATTCCTGCGCCAATATCGACAGGTCATCTCTGAAAACTACGCTAGTTGATTCTGGTTTCATTATAATTCCTTCCTATAAAAAGGGGTTACGGCTAACGGTAAATCGTCAACCGCACCCGATTAGTTATTATCTCTCGGCGAGTACCTTTACGTAATCGACCAACAAAGTTTCCGCATGGGCATCGCCAGCTTTGACGCCTAACAAAATGTGCATTTCTTCCAATCCGGAAATCGTAAGTGTTTTGGCATCCCCCGCCACACCATCAACATAAGGCGTTACATTAGCGGTTGTGCCATCGTTATAGTCGTATAAAAAGCCTAATATTGTCCAGTCACCATCAGAAAACGCCCCAGCATTGGCAAGGGTTTTTTGGGTTGTGGCATTTGAAGTTTCAAACTGCCATACCGTTCCACCATCAACCTTACAGAATACCACTCCATCATAAGAAGCCATCGGACCGGCTCCGTCATCAACTAATGAATTGGCGGCTACAGTATCGGACAACCCAACAATAATATTGGCGTCATCCGTATTGGCCTCAGTCAGCTTAACACGAGCCTCAAAGTACAGTTTTTTATCGGTCTGAAACTTAAAAATCTCATGTTCCGAGCTTACGTAAGATTCATTGTTATCGGTTCCACCCGATGCGATAGACAACACCCCGCCCGCCGCGTCGGTGCTATCAATTGTCCCGGCGTCAGTTACGGTATCAACCCAGTTGTCGTCATCGTTGAAGGTGAAAAAGTCATCTAAAAACTCAATGATGGTGCTAGTGTTACTAGACAACACATCATTCCCGCCACGCGGCCCCCAAACAACCGCCGGTCCTTTGCCACCGTCATCGGTAATCGCTTCCAGCAAAATACCAATTTGCTTACCCACCGCTGAGTCAGAAACCTTACCGTCCGTGGTTACGTAAATAGCAGCACCGGCGCTAATCGCTTTCGAGCCGGTTACTTTTTTAATCGTGCCGTCCAATGGCGCGATTGAAACCGGGGCGCTAGACGCCACTATTCCCTGCGTCAACCCAATCGGTTCCTCCCCGCCGTCCGCGTACATTGCGGTGCTAGACGAAATCAATACAAATCTGTCATCTACCAAAGCCTCGCCAGAAGTCATGGTAAATGGCCCGTTATTAGAATATGCAAGTCCCATATTTATCTCCTTTCCAGAGATTTCGGTCTGTTAATTACCGCGAAACGCGGCTACAGACTTTTATTGTTATTATTCCTTAGAATTAACCCAGGCTTGATGTAGTTCCGGGTTAGCCCTGCGGACGGCCTTGATCGCCTTACCTACGCTCATATTATGTTCATTTGCGTACTCACGCGCCGCCGACATAAAGTCACTGTCCACCGAGCCGCTCGGTGTACCCTTCTGTTCAACCGCCTTGTTCCCGGCATCGTCGTCGCTCGTATCCGATCCGCTTTCCAGCTTGCTCTGTAAATCAGCGTTAACCTTTTCGCTGTCCGCCAACTTAGCTTGGAGAACATCATTGTAAGCAACCTTGGCTTGCTCGACAGTTGCGCCTTTAACGAACTGCTCGCTCACAAAAGATGATTCATCGGGAAACGCGTTTTGTAGTGCCGTAAATCTTTCCCGTTCACTTTTAACGGCACTCGCAGAAGCCTGCTTTTCAATAGCCTCCACGTCAACATTTGCCTCGTTTTTTTCAGTACTCATATTTTTTGAGTCCTTTCTTGAAATTTTTATTGCACTTCCGACGTTATCTATTAACCCCCGACTCTTAGCTTTGGCGGCAATCCATACTTGACCGGTTGCCAGCTTTTGAACATCGGCGGTTTTTAAGTCGCGGCCACGTGCCACGGCTTTAACAAAATTATTTGCGGTGTCATCTATCATTTCCTGAATCGCGGCGATTTGCTCCTCGGTGATCTTGGCCCCCGCAACATGCGCCCCTTTGTGTTCGCCGCTGCGTATGACGTGAACTTTAGCCCCCACATTTTCCGCCATTTGGGAATAGTCAACATAGACAACAAATACCCCGATTGAGCCAACTACGGCATTGGCATTAGCGGTAATGGTTTGAGCTTGGGATGCCAACCAATAAGCACCCGACGCCGCCATGTCCTCAACAAAAGCATGGACCGGCTTGGTTTTGCGGGCGGCATATATCGCATCCCCAACTTCCATCCCGCCCGCTACGTGGCCACCCGGTGATTCGATATGTAAATGGATTTGCTTAACATCAGGATCGCTTACGGCGTCTTCAATCTGGTAAGTAATTTGCGGATAGGCCGTAGCCTTAACTTCCAACAAATCATACCACCACGGCACTGATTTAACTAAAACGCCCTTGATCGGAACAATCGCTACCCCGTCACGTCGCTCGGCCTTTGTAAAACTTTTATCCTTACCGGTTAATTCAATTATGGACTGCGCACCGACTGGTTTAGCAGCAGCCGCTTGATGTGCCAGTGAATCCAGCGATTTCGGCTCCATCATCCAAATATCTTTTTCTAACTCGGCGACTATTGCTTCGTTCATTTCGTATCCTTATCTTTGGGGGAATTTTCGTCATCGTTTTCGTCATCGTCCGGCTCGGGTTTCAATCTGCCCCCTGAAGACTTCCCCGTTTCCAACCCGGCAAACAACTGCCACGGCACTTTCACCTCGGTTGCAGCCTCAATTGCCTTGGCCCGGTTGATAGCGTCCGTAACCTCGGCAACCCGCGCATCTACCACGTCATCACGCTCCAACCCCCTCGATTTACAAACCATTGCATGAGTGGTAAACGCCCGGTCAACTTGCGCGCCGTGGGCCTGAGTTTCTTTGAGTTGATCTATCCAGGGGAACGTCGGCTTGATCCAAATATGATTGACGCCCTGGTCAATAATGTTTTTGGTTGGTTTTAGTAATTTCGATTTAATCCACCGTTTGATCTGCCACTCCAAAACCGGAGTGTAAAAATGCTCCTCCAATAACATTTGCCAGCCCAAGAATGCCTGATAAGCCTGCTCTAAAACCGCACGGCTTTGCGAATAGTTAGATTTTGTCCAGTCCAGTAAAATCACTTCCAGCGGAATACCTAAAGGCAAACCCAACAGCCGCAAAAACATCGTCAATGATTCTGAGACATTCTTACCAGGGATGTTATGTTCAATGCCCTTGATTTCATCACCCGGCTCGCCGTGAAAAATTAACGCATACCCCAACTCGGTCAACCGGGTCGCAGCCTCGGTATCGGTTGCACTTTCATCATCTTTTGGATCTTTTGGATCTTTTGAATCTTTATACCCCAGTTCCTGCCCGGCCTCGCGGGTAATCGAAACCGCCAGCCTCGCCAGTAATTGCCAGGCAATCGCCTCAGAATCACACACATCGTTAATTCGATGCAGCATCGGGAACACTGATTGGCAAGGTGGCACCGCCCGTAACCCGCTGGGGCGTTCGGGATCGGCGATAAACAAAAAGTCTTTCGGTTTTTTTAAGTCGGCCTTAGAACGAACTACCCGCCCGCCACGCCCATAAGGTGATACCCAGTAACCTTGCGGCACCCCGTAATTGTCAGTTTTAACCCCGTCATCATTGAGCTTTTTGCCTGCGATTTGCTCAGCCTCGATCATTTGGAGCTTACCGCTACCGAGTAGATTAACCCCGGTATCGCCGCAAGTTAGCAACTCCCGGCAAATCATCCGCTCCACCCGCCGCCCCGCTAAAAGTCCTCGATGTTCCGGTCTCCGCCAAGATTGTTTCCATAAAGCCTCTGCAGCAGAGTTGAAAGTTTTGCTTGAAGTTTTGATCTGCAACCCAAATCCGTTGCCGACTATATAACCCACCGCCCGCTCAAGCATCCCCTTATACAAAGAATTTTCACGCATGAATCCGCGAGATTGATTGATTAACCGTAGCCTGTCCCACCCGGTATGTAGTGAACCGGACCCCTCGGAATAACTACGCCCCTCACCCGAAATAACCGACGCCGATTTATAGCCCGTTGACGAGTAAGTCCCGCCGCCTGCATCAAATTTTATTTGTCTGATCTTATGTAAACTCAAATCAGCGCCCTCCCTTTGGTAAAGCTCACCCGCCGGGCGGTCGATGCCGCGCCAAACTTGTCGATATATTCCTCAAGTTTGGCTTTTTCCTGATAAAGTGATTCGTAATTGATTGACCGCCCCCTCATAGAATTAGCGCTGGGCCGATTGACCAATAACCATCTAACCGACTCCAATGCCGCCGCTGCCTTCGTAGCATCCCCCTGCCAATTAAGATTGTCACTATATTGCGCTAAGGCGTCGCTGAGTGTCGATGAGCTTGTTAATGCCATTTGCCACCTATAAAAAAACCCCGACAGCATGAAGGTGTGGCTCCACACAGCCGGGGTAATAAAAAAAAGCACAGTCCGTGAAGGGTTTTTCAGCCCCACACGGCCGTGCTATTAAATTTTATTCGTATTTAATTATTCTCTACAGCTAATATTACACCAATATTAACTTGTTGCAATCAAAAAAATTCTCCCAATTTTACCTATTTAGGTAAATTTTAACGCAAAAGATGTGAATTTTTACTCATAAACCCCCTGTTCGCTATATTTATGACCACACGCTTTGCATCCACGGTATTGTTGACCGGGCTTGGTCGAATATCGCTCAGTCTTATCGCTGCCACATTCAGGGCAACACGATTTCGCAGGGTAATGCCATGTTTTGCGGTAGTCTGCCCAAAACGTTAGCTGACACTTCCTGCACACCCGCTGCTGCTTACCGTCCCTGATCACACCAAAAGGCGCAGTTTCCGGGTATCCGCACTTTCGGCACTTAATCCCCTCCGGCTCTGGTTCTGCCACAACCGGACGTTCCGGTTCATCATAAGTTCCCGCTTGCTCCGGCTCCGCTGCCTCGGTTTTGGGTTTCCTGAACTTTTTCGCTTTTTTCTTTTTACTCATTACGATTCCTTTCGTTAGT